GTTCGTAGAGTGGGTTATCCATCACTAACTCCCACCAACACGCTTGCGCAATCGCGATTCGTTGTGCTTCCGGTGTCATTGTTCGTTCCAAAGTGGGATATTCAGCGACTTCGCGGCGGCGGTCAGTGCCTCGTCTGCCGTGTCTCCGTTGGCGATGCGTGCCATTCCGTGGTATACCGCAATGCGCAAATGGTTGTTTTCGTCGGTGTAGTTTGCCGCTGTCAGGTGATGCCGCTCCATCCATTTGATTCGCGGGCTTTTCGATTCGGGGATTTCAAATAGTTCGTTCATGGTTTCGATTGGTTGAAAATAGATGCCAGCTTGGCAATGACCTCTTCGTCAATCATCATGTATTGGTGCGAGTCCTCGGCAGTCATTGCCGTCGTGTCGGTTTTGATCAGCACCGCGCAATGGTCGTCAAGGTCGTAGATGATGGTGAAATACTCGCCGCCGCCGATCTCGACTTCGTGAAGCGAAACGTTTTTGGCGCATAGTCCTCCGGTGAATTCCTTCAGCCAATAGCACATCTCATCCGTCTGCTTCTGCCAGATGGCGTCAACTCGTTTATCGTTTTCCCATGTCATGGCTTGATCTTGTAAAACCCTCCCACGCAATCCCGCAGGCGACCCATGGCGCAACTCTCGGGCTTATGTCCCGGAGTCATAACCACAAGCCTACCGTTCTTTCTGATAACCTCGCCCTCGACATAAACCGGAGGGATGCCATAGCTGAATGATACTCGGTCACCCGCTTTGATTTCGTGATCGTCGTCGTCAATGATTTTCATGCGCCCGCCTTTCCATATTCGGCCCGCCACATCCCGGCGAGCGTGGCTTTGATCTTCGCTTTCTCGGCAACCAGCGTTTTCAAGCCAGCTTCCAGCCGGTCGGTGAACTCGTCCCAGTCAACCACGATGTGCAGACTCGGTTGCATCGGATGGAAACCGAAATAATGCCATTGACGCAAACCCGTCACAATCATGCAACCATGAACCTGGTGCTTGTGGTCTTCGGGTATCACGTTTGCCAGTAGGTCAGCAAGATGCCGCTTGCGGTTGTGACATTTTATCTCGCAACCAGCGATCCATTCGTTGCCATCGTCTCCGACAATTAAGCCGTCTGGCGATGCTGCGAACTCGCCGCAGTCATGGAACACCAGCCCGGTTTCAATGATCTCTCTCCCGAGCTTCTTAGATAGGGCTTTTCGCGCTTCTGGTTCCAGTGCCTTTCCCCGCTGAACCCATGGGTTGTATTCCATGGACTTCGACTCTTTATCTTCAGCTTGCTGCTCAAACTCATCGTTCGGCATCGCCTCGGTTAGTTTGCCGCACAGGTATTTATTAAACGCGCTTTTTGCTGCCGCCGTTTTCTGCTCGACCATGAACGGCGCAAACTCGCTTGCGGTCGGGATTCCCTTTCGCGCTTCCAGCCATTCAGCGGATCCTTGCGGGTGTGGTGATATTTTCATATGGTTTGTAGCTTCTGCAATTTTGTTTAGGTGGTAACTTTCCACCCCGTTTTGATTTCTGGCCTTCACACCAGTTTTTTATAGTTTGGACGCTGACCCCGTGAGCTTCAGACGCAAACGCTAAAGATTCGTATTCTATGCCGCCGATAATCCACCTTTTGGAAATGCTACGGTTTGCCGATTGTTCGACGCTAGTAACCCATCGGCAATTTGATGGTTCATAATTCCCATCGTTGTTGATCCTGTCGATTTCATGGGACGGTGACGGCGCTTGCCCCATGTCACTCAAAAAAGAAAGAAAAGAATCCCATCGGGGGCAAACTGTGATCCCCTTTGCTTTATAATGAGGATAAGTAATTGGATTGTTTGATCTGCATCTTGAGCGCAATGACTTCCATGCTTTATATTCTCTTGTTTTGCATAATCCGTGGTAGATTTTCATATTGGTATTAAAAACCGGGGGATCGGACCCCGGATGAGGGTTAGATTCCGGCAGCGATATCCGCCCGGATGAGTTTATTGGATGCGTTGGTTATGGCCTTTTCCTTCGTGCTTCCGGAACCGTGAAGATGAAAGACCGGGATGTTGCCGCCGATGCTGTGGTGGGTGAACACTGCCCGCAGGACAGGCTTTCCGGTCTTGCTATCTGTTACCGTGCGCGGGGTATACTCTGGCACTTGCTCAGGTCTGCTGACGATGTAGCCAGCTTGGAAGCGCATGTGTTCGTTTTCCGTCCTCGGAATTTCGCGGATCACAAAGCCGCTGGAGTCGGTGTTTTCGGTGTAGAGCACCTCTTTTTTTTCGTTTAGGTATTCCATCAGTTGGTTTCAGTTTGGTTTCCTTCGCGGGCGGCTAGCATGGCATCGGCCATCTCATACGATCTCTTGGCGATGACGTTCACGGGGATTCCGTAGGCGCGGTCGAGCATGCCGGCCAACGCCTGCCCAGCGAACCAATCACGCAGCGTCATTCCCGCGAACGCGCAACCGTTTTGGTCGTTGTTCGGGAAGGCTGGCCCACCATCGTCGCTCACTTGTCACCTCCCTGCGCCTGCGCCGTCTCTGCGCTAACCTCCAACGGAGCCTCAAATGGTAGATCGTCGGTGGGTTGCGGCTCCATGTCCTCGTATGGGTTTACCAATCGCGCCATCGGGTTTTCGGTGACTACGCGGCCTGTGGCTTGGCGCGGTTCCTGCGGAATGTCGTGGATCTCTTCGCTGGTATGCATACCAAGTGTGATGTCGGGCGCATAGATGCGGGCGAAGAATGCGGCTGCACGATAGCGCAGCATAAGCTCCGGCATCGTAAGCCACTTGCTGCCGGCCTTGGTTGACCAACCCTCAGCCTTGGCCATTGCCATCGTGATTTCCGGCCCCTCGATGGTTTCGCCATCCGCTTTTGTGCGGCAATGGGCAACGCATGACCGGGTTTGACCATTGCCCTCCATGCGGAATTGCAGCGGCGTGAATCGCCCCGAGGCGTTGACCATAGCAATGAGGAACGTGGCGCGAAATGATGGGCGACCGTGGATGATGTCGATGTTCTGGATCACCATAAACGGGTCGGCACCCAGGCGTTTTGCGATGTTCAGGCCGATGGCGCAGTTTGCCATGTTCCCCTGAAAGTCTTTCGGGACGAGGCTGGAGCTTGCCAGCATCTTGGCGTGGCGCTGGACCAGCTCAAAGGCTGCGGTTTCTTGTTCGACGATTGATAGTTGCATGTGTTGTTTTCTGTTGGAGATTAAATGATTTCGATCAGGCGGAATTTGGTCCCGATTTTTGGCGGGGCGGATGGCCAGTTTACGGTCAGGCGGATCATGCCGCTGTCGTCGTTGTGGCAACGGGATGTTGCTTGCGTGATGCCCTCAAACTCCATTGGATCGGGCTTGATTCGGTAGTCCTCCGGGTCACTCACGAAAGACGCATCATTCATGTCCTCCCATTCGTTGGGGAGGCTCCATCTATACTGTAAGGTTTTTCCCTCGCTCAGTGCTTGGACCAGCGGAAGGAATTCTGCGGCGTTGTTTTTGTTCATTGGTGTTTTCTGGTAGAGATTAAAGGCGTGGGCGGATTGCCCGGTTGTATTCGTGTTTCATTTCCCGGTCGGACAGCCGGAAATAACTGGCAGCAAATCCTGCTTCGATGAGGCCAAGCGCCAAGCCGACAAGGGCGGCGAACATGGCGAACAGGCCGAGGGGTGAATCGTATATGATGCGGACTGCCCAGATGATGGTGCAGATGGACCAGGCGAGCATCATACCGGAGAGCATGGCGGCACGCATGCCGGATTGGAATAGTTTGTCGGAGCGTTTCATTGGTCGTTAGTTTCTGAGGTGATTGCGGCATGCCGCAGGGCGATGCAGATAAGGGCGGATGCCACCCAGACGGCGGCTATGATGATTAGGGTTTGCATAGGTTTCTACGGTTGCGCTCGTTCAAGAGCATTCTGAGACGGATAGGCCATGCTCCGCTTCGGGAAAGCTGTCGGATTGCGCCGTTGAGGGCGTTATCGGATAGTTCGGTGACGAGGAGGTTGGCCATTGGATTTTCTGGAATTGCGATGGGTCGGCTTCATGGTCTTTCACCAACTCGGCATCTGCCCACGCGTGATAGTCATCTTGCATTTTTCTTTGCCTCGTGGGCGGCTTGTGCGGCGAGGAACGGATCGACATGCTCAGGGCGTAGCACGATGCCGATGGTCGTGCGTCGGATTCCGACCATTGCGTTGGCGACTCCGTAGGGGATGCGATTAACGCGAGCAATTCCCATGAGGTTTTTCCCTTCTACGAGATGCAGACCGGCGGGGATTGCTTCCTTGTCGAGGTTGATATCCGGGTTTCGGTCGAGGGTTGTTCGTGTTGTTTGTGTCAGCATTGTTTTTGTTGGTTAGATTGCAACCCGGCCCGCTGCTTCCACGCCGCAACCACCTAGAATTGATGTTGGCGCTTCCGCTGGCAACTTCGCCACGGGCCGAGCTTCCTTCTCGGCACTCGCTGAGGGGAAATTGTTCATTCGCGGACGGATTTGAGGAAGTCCAAGACCTCGCTGAGTTGATACCGGATGACTTTTTTCGGGACGATGACCGTCCGCTTGATCGGTAGGGCATCGAGAGTGTTCTTCCCGATGTCGAGCATCCCGCAGACCTCGGCAGGACTCATCCATTCCCCACGCTCGCGGGTGCGCTTCCTGGCCTCCTCAGCGGCAGCGAAAGCCGCCGCTGCTTTCGCCTGGGCAAATATCTCAGCCTCTTGGGCTGGGGTGAAGGTGGTCATAGTTCAGCATCCTCCTCGTTGGTTTCCATTGCATCGCCGGGTTCGGATAGAAACTCCTCAAGCGAGACGAAGAGCGAGGAGTCCCATTCATCATCGAACTGGTGCCGTTGCACCGGCGCTTTGCCGGGGGCGAATTTCCAGAGCATGCGACCGGAGCGGAAGTATCGGGTTGGTGTCATTGGGCGGATCCTTCCTGAATTTGGATTTTCATAAACATCCCGCCCGCGTCTTTCGTTCTAGCAGTTCCACCATCGGTTCCGCAAAAGGGTTTTTCGCCAGCGTCACGGCTGCGTTGCCCTTCGGTGTGGGACCATGACTTCTTATCCTCATGCGAGGCGTCTAAATCGGCTTTCCACTTCCGACGCTGATCAGCCTCAGCGATTCGCTTTTCTAGTGCTCGTTCTTCTGCTGCATTCATTGGTTTATATTGGGTTGAGTTCCGCGTGTGGGATGCGCGGCCCCCGTTTGGAATTATGAGAAGTGAACCATTCCGCTTCCATTCCGAACCTCGAAGTCAATAACTCTCGGCTTGTGTGGGCTTTCTGAACCACCCTCGCGCATTACGGACTCACCACGAAGAAGCGCCTCTTTCTTTCGTTTGTTGCAAGCCTCTTTATATTCTCTCTGATAACCAAGCTGGGATGAGCTAGAGGGAGCCAAGAGTAAAAATCCTCCCTGTGGGATTACTTTGTCGCCCTTATCGAAATTACTTATCAACTGCTGAACTGATTGCGACATAGCAAATCGCTCAACCTTCATTTGTCCCTTGTCATCTGGTAGTTCGACGTAAGCGATAGTCCGAAGAAACAATACTTTTTTTGTCCCGAATGATCTTTTGCATGCACGAGCAAAGACGCAATGGCCCGGGTCTTTTTGCACCGCGCTGCTCACATCGCACGGCTTGATAATGATGCGCAGATCATTTTCCGCATCAGCAACAGGAACTCCATCCCACAGCCTTTCTACGGTTTTTGCAAATTTGCCTTTATTCTTAGGTGGCGAGTAGATTTTTCCTGCCTGTTTGGTCGACTTGTTCTTTGTTGTTGTCATCTTATGGTTTCCAGTTTTTGTTGATCCATGCCGCGAATACGGCCTTGTCTTTTTTGCTAGCCTTCGTCCACGCGGACTTCAGTGCTGAAAGTTTCTCACTATCCTTTTCCGCTTCTTCCTCAACTCCATCCACGACCACGGTTTCAGGTTCATCCTTCATTTCTTCCTTTGGCGGGGAGATGGTGCTTCGGTGAGCAGCTACCACTTCCTTCTTCTTACCCTTCAGCTTGCCCGCCATCGCGTCAGCTTCCAGCCCCTGTGCTTCCACAGCCTCGGCGAACTGTCCCGCCCGCTTCACCGTCGCCTCGCTCACCCCGTGCTCGACGGCGAGCTTCGCGGCGGTTGATATTGGGTCATTTTGACCTAATATCGTTCCGGCAGGTTTTCCCGCAGTGGTCCGCTTCGTCCGGTTATACCTCCGGCCCAAGAGTAGGTCGTGAGCTTCGCGGGAAAGGTTGCGGCGTCCAAGTTGATTGGCGTCCATCCAATCCTCAGCGGCATCACGATCAGCGAGCTGGATTTCAAAAATTTTGAATTCAAGACCGTGCTTGGTGCAAATCTCGTGGCGGTTGTGGCCATCCAATAGCGTGCCATCCCAAACGGTTAGTGGGTCGCGGCATCCGTCACGGAGGATGTTGGATTCAAGGAGTGAGAATTCCTCCTTGGAGAGCGGCGGGATGAGAGCCTTAAACTCCGGGTCGATGATGAGTTCCGCGCTCACTTCCCCACCTCCCGATCTTCGATCCGGTCGAGGATGGCGCTCAGCCGCTCAGCGGTGGCCATGGCTTCCTCGATCATTTCGTCGAGCGTGCTCATTGTGCGCCCTCCTCAGATGTTGCGGCCAGTGCCGGGGCTGTGACCCTGAACTCGCCGCTTGCCAGCTTTAGTAGGCCGTCACGAATCAGTATTCGCGCAAGGTTAGTGCTGGTGGTTCCGGCGGATTTGGCTTGTTGATCGAGTGGTTTTTTTTCTGCGAATAGATCGATGCACACTCGCCCGGTTGGGTTGCTTTTCTGCTTAGGCATGCCGAAAGACTTTCCAAAAAAGGAAAGCCAGTAAAGAAAAACTTTCTAAAAATAGAAAGTTTGCTACATTTAGGGGTTATGAGTGCCGAAAATGAAAAGCAGCAAGTCGCCGGTTCGATGCTTCCCAACATCGTGCAAGCCTTTAGAAATCAGGGTTTTTCTCAAAATGATCTGGCGAAAAAGTTAGGGAAAAGCGAGGCTTGGGTTTCCAAGCTTTTATCCGGGAAAATGAAATCAATCGACGCGATTACTTTCCGAAAACTAGAAATCGCGCTCGAAATTGACTCATTTCAGATCGCTAAAACAGGAAATATTTCACCTCTGGCCGCGCAAATCGCGGCGATGGTTGACAACGACCCGCTGTTTGCGCGGCTCGCCTTGTGCGCCAGGGATACGATTACGGGGGCAAGGGCCACATTCACGCCTCGCTATGTCCCTACGGAGGAGATGGCGGGGCTTGGATCGCGGATACTCGCCATCACCCAAGCCAATCCTGATAAACCCGGAAAAGTCGCCAAACTCATTTTGCAGCTGCTCGCATGACCGCCCAGCCCGTCAAATACCGCTCCGTATCGATCACCGTTTACCCCATCACGCGGGCAGACGGCGGGACCTACTGGCAGTTCAAACGGCGGGATGGGAGCCGGGTCACGCGGGCGACTCTCGAGAAGATCAAGGCGCAGGCGCTGCGGGACGCTCAGACGCTCTACAAGGGCGGGCTGGAGATTGACGACCTGACCCCGGACCAGATCCGCGCAATAAAACGGATGATCGAGGCAGACCCGGACCTTCGGATGGTCGATGAGTTCTTGCTCTGGCATTCCCGGCGAGCACCGCGGAAAAACCTGGGGGACGCGCTGGATGAGTTCCTGGCGGCGAAATTGGCCAATCAAGGACGGAGCGCCCAGCATATAAAGACGCTGAGGGCGCTCCTCAAGCCTCTGGAGCCGCTCCGGGGCATGCCGTTGGGCAATGTGACCGTCAATGACCTCCCGGACCTCACAGGCGAGCCACGGACGCGGAAAAACCAGCGGGGCGCGTGGGTCACATTTTTTAAATGGTGCGCGGAGATGGAATATCTGCCGCACGGCGAGAAAACAGCACCGGAAAGACTGGGGAAACCGATTGCCCGGCGCAAAGTTCCCGCGACGTATACGCCCGCGGAACTTCGCGTCCTGCTCGGTGCTGTCAATCCCGCGTTCCTGCCGTGGCTCGCCTGCGGGGCATTCGCGGGGACCAGGACGGACGAGTTATTCCCCCTTCGCGGGGGCGAAAAATCACCGCTGGATTGGTCGGACTTCGACTGGCCCGCCAAGATCATTCGTGTTCGCCCGGAAACGGACAAAAACGGTCATCGGCGGATCGTCCCGATCCATCCCGCGCTTCGGGCATGGCTCTACCCGGCCAGGAAAAAGTCCGGCCCGTTGCTCGACGCCGCGCCATCCGGTGGCCGGCATTCGGAGACGGTTCGGATCGGGAAGCTCATCGGCGGGTGGAAAGCGAACGCACTGCGGCATTCCTACATTTCGTATCGCGCCGCCGAGGTGGGGCTGGCCGTCACCTCGATGGAGTGCGGAAACTCGGAGAGTGAGGCGCGGAAATCGTATAACGACTCCAAGGCGATTTCGGAAAGCAAGGCTTGGTTCGGGGTGATGCCGGGGGCGGAATAAAAATAATTTCGCGTGGTGATTTCGTCCGCGTCTGGAATCATCCGCTCGCGGGCGGAAACCCTGCGTTTGCAAGGGGGGGATTCAAGCGGTCAACTGCCGGTCAACTCTGGAAAATGCCCTTGATTTTCAGCGACTTATGGGCCTGTCCGGTGGGTATCGAATCCACCTTTTAGATAGATTCTGAAACTCCTCACGATATCCCACGATTTCAAACGCTTGATTCCTAGGGAGTTCTGACGACTCCAGAATATCTGGCGGGATCGTGCGAATCACGAAAACCGCTCAACTCCCGGGCAACTTTTCCTCTTGGCGGTTAGGAATTTTGCGCTAGCGGTGGGGCGTTGCGAGTCCGCAGCCGTCCGCAGATACCGGAATGAATCTCACCCAATCAATGCGCCCCTGTGGGCAAGCGTGCCGCCCCGCTGGGGTGGGTATCTCTCGCTTGGCTTCAGGGGCGAACCTTTTTCTACCCATGAACTACGACCAATTTATCCTCGCAAAAAACCGCTCACACGTTGCCGCCGGTTTCGACCCCCGGCCCATCACAGCCCCGCTGTTTGACTGGCAGGCCCACGTCGTGCAATGGGCATGCCGCACCGGCAAGGCGGCTCTATTTGAGGACTGCGGACTGGGGAAAACTCTCCAGCAACTTGAGTGGGCGCATCAGGTCGTAATGGAAACCGGGGAATCGGTTATTATCCTGACCCCGCTCGCCGTCGCTCATCAAACCGAGAACGAGGCGCGGAAATTCGGGATTGCAGCCAAGGTCGTAGCATCGCAAGCCGAATGCCAGACGACCGGAATCTACATAACCAACTACGAGAAGATCGATCATTTCGACTGCTCGCAATTTGTCGGGGTCGTTCTCGACGAATCCAGCATCCTGAAAAACTTCACCGGAAAACTTCGCCGGAAACTCACGGATTCATTCGCGCAAACTCCCTATCGGCTTTGTTGCACGGCCACACCGTCTCCAAATGATTACACGGAGTTCGGTCAACACGCCGACTTCCTAGGGGTATCCACGCCGGCGCAGATGCTCGCGACGTTCTTCATCAACGATACGTTCAATACTGGCGACTGGCGCTTGAAAAAACACGCTGAATCCCACTTCTGGGCATGGGTTGCATCGTGGGCGGCATGCGTTTCTAAGCCGTCCGACATTGGCTATGATGACGCAGGATACATCCTGCCGGAGCTATCACTCCACAGCATCACGGTTGATGTGGATGAGGTGACAGGCGCAGGTGATGAGGAGCTATTCCGCCACGCTACCATGAGTGCAACCACGATGCATAAGGAAATGCGGATGACCTCGCCTGCTCGCGTTGCCAAGGTCGCCGAGTTGGTCAATGGGTCGGACGAGCAGTGGATTGTATGGTGCAACACCAATGACGAATCCAGCCAACTCAAAGCCGCGATTCCCGACGCCGTCGAAGTGCGCGGTAGCGACACGGGCAAGAAAAAGGAGGATTCCGCGGACGGTTTCGTTGACGGATCAATCCGCGTTCTCATCAGCAAGGCCGGGATTTTTGGCTATGGCTTGAACTTTCAAAACTGCCGGAACGTCGCATTCGTCGGACTCAGCTATTCTTTCGAGGACTTCTACCAGTCACTCCGCAGATCATACCGATTCGGCCAAACACGCGAGGTCAACGCCTACATCGTCCAAGCAAGCACCGAGGGCGCAATCGTCCGATCCATCAACCGCAAGATTGCTCAGCATAAAGAAATGCAGGAGCGCATGAAACTGGCAGCAGCCGCATTTGTCGAAAACGAAAAAAAACAACACCGCATGAAAACAGACATCAACACAGCCACCGGCGACGGATGGGAAATCCACCACGGCGATTGCGTCAGGGTCGCAAAACAGATCGAGGACGAGTCAATCGACTTCTCTATTTTCTCCCCGCCATTCGCCGATCTCTTCACCTACTCCGACGACCTCCAGGACATGGGCAACTGCTCGGACATGGAAGAGTTCAAGGCGCATTTTGAAATCCTCATCGAGGAAATGGCGCGGATCATGAAACCGGGGCGCGAGGTCGCCGTGCATTGCGTTGACCTGCTATCGACGAAGTGGAAGCACGGGAAAATCGAGTTCCAAGACTTCAGCGGTGAAATCATCCGCATGTTTTGGAAACACGGTTTCCTGTTCCATTCGCGGATTTGCATCTGGAAATCGCCCGTAACCGAGATGCAACGGACAAAGGCGCACGGCTTGCTATACAAAACGCTCAAGGCCGATTCATGCGACTCCCGCGTCGGTTGCGCGGACTACCTGATTGTTTTCCGCAAACCCGGCGAGAATCCAAACCCGGTCACGAAGGATCCAGACAAATATCCGGTGGACTGGTGGCAGGAAGTGGCATCGCCGGTATGGATGACGGTGGACCAGGGCAACGTCCTGAATAAAAATGGAGCGCGTGACCATGCCGACGAGCGCCATATTTGCCCTCTCCAGCTTGATGTGGTCGAGCGTGCCGTTGAGCTGTGGACCAATGAGGGTGATTTGGTTTACTCGCCGTTCATGGGCATCGGGAGCGAGGGCGTGAAGTCGCTGGAGCTGAACCGGAGATTCATCGGGAGCGAATTGAAAGACTCCTATTTCGGCCAGTCGATTCAAAACCTCAAAAACGCAAAAGCGCAACTCAGTCTGTTTTGATGCCATGGCCGACCGCCCCGGTTCACAGCCAACCTGATTTGATCTCATGACCACCCCCGAAGAACACGAAACCCAGATTGCCGCGTTGATGGCGATGAACCTGAAACTTCAGCTTGAGCTTACGAAGGCGCTTGAGGCGGTGGCGGAAGCTAGGAGGGAAAAGCTATGAGAATCCGCACCATCAAACCGGAGTTTTGGGAGCACCCCGTGATGGGCCGCAAATCCGACGCGACCAAGCTGCTTGCTATCGGGCTTTTGAACGTCGCGGATGACGAGGGCTATTTCTACGCCGACGCCAAACTGATCCGAAATGCCATCCGCCCGTTCGATGACGAATCCGGTATCACTACGGTATCAATACGGGAGCTGTCCGAAATAGGGTATATTTCGATTAGAAAACACCCCACCCATGGGGACATCGGGAAAGTGGTTTCCTTCTTGGAACATCAAGTGATCAACAAGCCTAAGCGCAGCAAACTTAAGGAGTTGCACGAATACGGTATTGATACGGTATTGATACCGGACGAGGAACGTCTGGAAAGGAAGGGAAAGGAGGGGAACAGGGAAGGGAAAGGAGCACCCCCCAACCCCCAAGGGGGATTTCCCTTCGTTCAAGAAATCCTCCCCCAAGGATGGAACCGACTCACCAAAACCGAACAAGGCCGCGTCAAGGTCACTCGCAACACTCCCGAGATGATCCGAATCGGCAAATGGTTCGGGCAGCGCGAAGCAACCCTCTGGACCGTCTCCGAATACATCGCGCTCACCCAGGTGGACCCATCCCCGGAGGACATGGACCTCATCGGCGAACACTACTCCTACGAAATCCCAGAGAACGGCTACCGCATGACGACGATTTCAACACTCCTCAACAACTGGAGCAAAGCCCGCGCAAAGGCCGTCCGCTATTTCGAGGAAAACCCTGAACTCCGCAGCGCATGAACGATTTCATCCACATCCCCGTTGAATACCCGATGCCGCACTCTCCGGCGCATGAGCGCGATGTCGTTTCGTGTTTCCTGAACAACCCGGAAACCTTCGATGATTTCCCGCATGTCACCGAGGAGCACTTCCACCTGCCAGACACCCGGACGGTTTTCAAGTTCGCGGCAGAGATGCGGGCCAAGACAAATTTCCAAATCACTGACTTCGTCACGCTGGTCGAGCAGATCAACAGCCGGGGACTGATGGACTCTATCGGCGGGTATTCGGGACTGGCTGGCATCATGGAAAGGGCATCGCTGCCGATGCATCTCCCGGCGCATGTGGAGAAGCTCAATCACTACCTCGCGAAGCGGCTCGCCATCCACGCCGGCAAGGAATTGGTGCGGTCGGCATTTGAGGATGAGATCGAGGAGATGATTGAAGCCGCCAGCGGGCCGATAACAGCCGTCCACGATGCCCTCACGGCCTCCAAGCCCCCGATTTCGACGCGGAGTATCATCGGCGAGTGTTTCGCGGCCTACAAGGCACGTCTGGACGGCAAACAAAGCCCGATGGGGATCCCGACGATTCCTGAGATTGACCAGTTTCTCCGGGGGCTACATCCGGGGCGGGTCATTATCATCGGCGCATACTCCGGCGGGGGTAAATCAGTTCTTGGTTCCCAGATCATTCTGGAATGCGCCCTCGCCGGTCATTCATGCCTCGAAATCAATTACGAGATGAAGGAGAAGGATTCGATGGACCGGAAACTCATCCAGGTTTCCCGAGTCCCATCCGGCGCTTTCATGGATCCGAAAACCTACGCCGAAGAAAACGACGTGCCGGAAACCAACACTGGGTTTCTCCAAAGCCTGAGCAAAGCCACGGAAAAGCTGATCGAAGCGCCCATCAAGCTCGTTCGCCCCGCTAACCGGCAACTGCGGACGCTACTGTCAGTGATCCGTAAGGGCGTGAGGGAAAACGGCGCGAAGGTCGTTTCCATCGACTACCTCCAACTCATCCGGTGCAAGGCTGTATCCAGCGAAGGCGAAATCTCCGAAATCTCACACAGCATCCAGGAAATCGCGCAGGAACTCAGTATTTCAATCCTGCTACTTTCCCAGATCAACGAGAACGGAGACACCAAGCACGGGATTGTGGCGGTCGAGGATTGCGATGCATATTTGATCATCCAGCAGGAGCGCGACAAGCAATCCGAGAGCTTCGGGCAGCATTACGACATCCTGCTCGCCAAGGACCGGCACAACGGCCACGGCGGGAAAACCATCAATCTCATTTTCGATTCTTCACTTGTGCGATTCAAGAATGGATTCGTGCAACGGAAGAAGAAATCGACAACACCGCAGAAGAAGAGCGGACACTAACCAAACAACAAAATGAACGAACTATCCAAAAAAACATCGATATCGAAA